TGGTAGTTGAAGATGACGTACCGGTCGTTCTCGTCGCTGTTTGCCGACGGGTAGAACCAGATGACCTCGGAAAACTCACTGATCGTGCCGGCGAACACCTTGTCCGCCTGTTGCGCGTTGAAGTCGGAAAAGACGTAGTCCTTGATCGGGCACGGCAGCTCCTGCACCTGTCCGGAGTACACGAAGAACGACGCCTTGCCCATCCAGAACACGGTGTCCTCCGCCGCTGCATAGCAGTTGAACCCCTGCTGCGTGACGCCTGAGCTGATCTGCTGCACGCCAAACGTGAACGGCGGGCCGATGAACTGCATCGAATACAGCGCAGCGTCGGTCCAGACGAGGATCTCTCGCTTGGTCTCAATCGCCCGAACAATCCGGCTGCCGCTGCCCAGCCGCAGGTCACCGGCGGTGTTGGTCGCTGTCGGTGTCCACGTCAGCGGATCCTCTTGGTCAGAGAACCGGATCAGCATCGGATCCTGCGCGGTGCTGCCGCCCTGGTTCGCGCCGAAGGCGATGACATGCCGATCCCGGTCCGAAACCATGACCTGCCGGGCAACCGTCGGCGTCGAGGCTTCCGCCCCGCTCAGTGTAGACAGGCCGACTCCGGTTGCCGTCAGCCCGGCAGAGTTGTCCCAGTAGTAGACGTTGCCATCGCGGACGTTGAAGATCAGATCCTCACCAAAGTTGTCCTGGGTCCAGATCCGCAGTGCCTGCTCGACGTTGAAAGCAAACTCCGCGCCCCAGGTATCTGTATTCCACGCTCCCGCGCCCCATCCAGCTCCGCCGACCTGCGTGTCCAGGCCCGGGTTGATCTGATACGCAGCAGACGGCGTTCCGCCAAAGCTGGCGTCGGTGACGCTGGCGTTGACCGGAAGCTCGATCTGGTAGGTGTTGCCGTCAACGACGTTGACGATCTGATGCTCGGTGTTGAGCATCGCCGGTGTAATGTTACCGATGCCTGTTGCGCTGTTGAACGTCACAAACGCATTCTCAACCGTCCCGTGCGCAGTGTCGGTCACGGTCAGCAGGTTGGATCCGGACGTCACCGCCAGCGGGTCGCTGGACAGCGTCGAGGTGGCGCGGACCGGCGTGATGTCGTACAACGCCTCCCCGGCTTCGAGGTAATACTTCAAGTGCGTGCCAAGCGCCAGCCGACGGGCTTTGTTGAGGTTGAACCAAACGTGCATCGAGCGAAGGCTGCCTTGGTACTGGTCCGGCAGCACCTGCTGCCAGCCGCCCATCGACTCAGGCAGTCCGAGACGAAAGCGCACGAGGTTGCAGTCGTACCAGTTGCCCTTGGCGGCATAGGCCGGCACGTCCCGGATCACCCCTGGTCTGAACTGCAACGGTGTCAGCATCACCGCCTCCTGTTGGCCTTGATCGCCCGGCCTTGCTTCGCAGCTTTGCTGCGAGCGTCAGGGCCTGTATAGCACTTCTGGCTGCCGTATTGATAGCCCTTCTTGCCCTTGGACGTGCAGCGTTTAACCGGCATCGGTAATCCCAAAAATCGCATCCATCTGCTCTGAGCTGTAGCCCATCGCCTCGGCGAGCTGGATCAGCGCCGGGTGCATGCGCTCGAACGTGGAAGAGTCATCCCACATGATCTGGACGTTGCGAGGCCACGATGGATAGGCAGCCTCGACCGCATCGAGGTAGCCGCCTTCGAGCAGCGCAAGTTTGAACTGCGCTCGGGACAGACTGGCGGCAGCGCGTTTCTGCGCCAAATCGCGCTCGTCCGGGTTCCAGTCTGGCTTGGGCGGCACCGGAGCATCAGGGAAGTCAGCAACGGTGTACTCAAACCGACGGATCGTCGTGGTGTCCTGCCACTGCTCCCAGTCTGATCCGTTCCAACGCCAGCGGTTGATCCCGCCAGCTAGGTGCGTCAGAAACTTTTGCTTGGTCGCTGCATCGGCAGCATCGAGGTCTTTGCGATTGTTGATGATGTTCATGCTGCGATCTCCAAGTGCGCCATCAGGTTATGCGTGTCGGCCCAGCGGGCATGCCCTGTCCACGCCGCCAGAAAGCGATTCAGTGCGGGAAGGTCTCCGCGCTTCCTGAGTGAGTGTACCGCACGCCTTGCTCGGGTAACACTTTGCTTTCGCAAAAGCTTGTGCTTCGACCAGATACGGTACCCCAAAAAATTGACCCCTCGGCTGATAGGCGCAACACTCCACTTGCTGAACCTCAAGTGCATGGTCTCGGCAGCAAAACTCTCAAGCTGCTTTTTCATGTCATGCAGCCTCGCGGAATCGTTGTCCAGCAAAAGCATGTCGTCCATATACCTTGCCCACGCCATTGGCTTTAGTGTGTGGTGCACAAAATTGTCCGCCAGTGTGCCGTACAAGTTGGCGTTGAGCTGGCTCTTGAGACTCCCGATAACGATGCCTGTTTCGTCTCTGGGTTGAATAATCTCCATGAGCGCCATCGTGCGCCAACAGTGAATTTTCGCGTCGTGTATCTGATACAAGGTTGGACAGTGTATGGAAGGGAAGTACCGACTGAAGTCTGTTTTCAGAAAATGCGTTACCCTTCCACGCCGAAGGTGCGCCTGAATATAGCGCACACCCGCATGAGTGCCTTTGTTTGGACGACAAGCAAACGTGTACGGCAGATAGGTCGGCTCGTATATCGGCTCCAAAACGTTGTTCAGCGCGTGCTGTACGATTCTGTCTCGAAACGGCAGTCCGGAGATCAACCGCATCTTGGGGTCGTAGATGTAAAAGTTGCGGAACTCCGCTCGTTGGTACCCACCGTCTGCGACTTCTTGCCGCAGCAATTCGAGGTTCAACGCGCCGTACTCTTTGAACTCCAGATAGCTCATCGACTTGCGCTTTCCCTTGCGAGTTTTCAGGTAAGCGTTTTGAAAGTTGTCCTTGTCGATGATCTTGTCGAAAAGTCGTTTGTGCTTCCTTGCCATAGGTAAATGCTGGCTCCGTGTTTCGCTCTGGGGTACTCCACGTTCTACCAGACCCTGTCGTTTGTTCGCCGAAGCAGGATAACCAAGCTGACCACTCTGCATAGTGATCGGCCTGCACCGCCCTAAGGTGAGTGCAGAGCGCAGTAAACGAGTCGTCACAGACGCCACGGGCCGAGATGTTGTTGTTAGTATTGGAAGGCGCATTATTCCAATTGGAACAGCGAGACCCAGCCTGAGTCGTATTATTCCAATTCCCGCCCAAGTTGCCCGCACGGCTCATAACCTCAGTTACCCTTTTTCCGTTTGATCCACGCGCCAAGTATTGCGCCGACTTCCGCAATCAGTGCTTGGGCATGACTTTCCTGTTTGACTGTTATGTGATGAATACCCTCCCTGAAGAAACGAACGTAAAACCGCAGCATCGCAAGGTTGGCGTCTGCGGCGTACAACTTTGATACCTGACCGCTTTTGCCTGCTTGCACAAAGTATTCGACCTGCTGAAAAAGACACTCCAAAAACCGGTCTCTTGCCACCCCGTGTTTCCTTGCAGTCCGCTGAATAATCGGGTACAGGTACCCGATAACCCGTTCGTACTTCTCGACGATCAGCATCTGCTCGTTGCAAGTGTAATGCTCCTTTACCCCCTTATGCGGGGCTTCCGCCCCGCTAGTCAAGGATCAGGTGGTCACAGACGCCACGGGCCGAGATGACGTTGTTAGTACCGGAAGGCGCAAAACCCCAATGGGAACAGCGAGACCCAGCCTGAGTCGTACCAATCCAAATCCCGCCCAAGCGGCCCGCACGGGCGCTGTTGCTATATGTGTAAACCTCGCCGCGACCTTCGGCAATATCATTCCATCCCCCGGTGCCGGTGCCATCAGCGATAAAGTCACGGCTCCACACCCAGTAAACACCTGTGGACTGGATCACGCCCCACTTGCTGGTGAACTCTTCGTCACCATTATTTGTTGCGGTGTTCGTTGTCGCAAAGCCAGTGGTTACGGGGTCATTGCCACGGTCTTGCTCTTCAGTCGTGCCATACGCCAACTGCATAAACTCAGAATACGTCGGAGCGCGTTTGCCGTAGGCGCCCAAAATCTCCTGTGCTT